TTACTCTTTCTGTTGATACAACAGTAGTGGCAACAACAAGCAATACTCTCACAATGACTAATAAGACTTTAACAAGTCCTGTTATTACAACACCAACTGTAACAGGTTTAACACTAAATGATTCAAGTATTGTTTTTGAAGGTTCTTCTGCAGATGCTAATGAAACTACTCTTACAGTAGTTGATCCTACAGCAGATAGAACAATTACTTTGCCAAATGTTGACGGTACAGTAATAACAACAGGAAACCTTTCATCTATTACTTCAACTGGTACACTAACAAGCCTAACCGTTTCTGGAGATATAGTATTATCTGGAACAAATGCACCAGGAAGTATTATAGATGAATTAACACTCCTTCTTATGGGAGCACTCTAACATGAAAGGTAGTAACTAATGGCTACAACAACTAAGGTACTTGCTCGTACCGCTGCTGCAACAAGCAGCACAACACTATATACAGTACCCGCTTCAACAACGACTGTAGTATCAAATATTGCAGTTACAAATACAGCAGGAAGCGCTGGTACATTTACACTTGCGCTTAATTCAGTTGCATTGCATACAACAACAGCAATCGCTGCAAATACGACGGTATATGTTGATCTAAAACAAGTACTAACTGCAGCACAAACTATCACAGGTCTTGCTTCTGCAACAACAATTAATTTTCACATCTCTGGTGTGGAGGTATCTTAATATGGGTATTGCAGTAATTCCAGCCGCTGGAGGCGGCGTAACACAAAAAGTACAAGAATTTACAAGCACTGGTTCATTTGTTACACCTTCTAACTGCTCATCCGCAGAAATCCTTATTGTAGGTGGCGGTGGGGCGGGTGGTGGAGCAGGATCAAGTGGAGGAAGTTCTGGTAGTGCTGGCGGCGGCGGAGGCGGAGGCGTTGTAAGACAATTTGTATCTCTTACGCCAGGAACAACTTATACTGTAACTATTGGCGCAGGTGGCACTGGAGTTTCAGTTTCTGCTGGCGGAGTTGGAACTGACTCAACTTTTGGTTCGCTATTAACTGCATTTGGTGGTGGCGGTGGTAGTGGTTATGATAATAATCAAACAATTATTAATGGTGTTGGCAAAGCAACTGGTGGTGGACATGCTGGCGCTGGTTCAAACGAGTATGGCGGTGGAGGTGGTGGCGCTGCTGGCATACCTATGCAAAGTGTAGACGGTCTGCCCAATGGATCAAACTCATTTCAAAAAAACCCTAATCTTGCTTTAGCAAAACAAGGAGGTTTTGGAAATGCTTCGGGTCTTGCAGTGACTACTCACGGAAATGTAGGTTTACATAATTTTGGTGGTGGCGGTGGAGGTGCATTCAATAACACCTCTGCTCCAAATGCTGCTTATATTTATTGCAAAGGACGACACGGCGGTGGTGATGGAGGAATGCGAACATCTTCTGGTGGTGCTGTTAATGGTTCTGCTGGAACAGCAAATACTGGCGGTGGCGGCGGTGGCGGCGGTGCTAATCAGTCTGGTAGCGCTACTGGTGGTAATGGCGGTTCAGGTTATTGCACAGTTACTTATTGGTCATAAGGAGAAAATACAATGGCACATTTTGCAGAAATAGATTCAAACAATGTAGTACTCCGAGTACTAGTAGTAGCAGATGAACACGAACATCGGGGACAAGAGTTTCTTGCTAACGATTGTAATCTAGGTGGAACTTGGATTCAAACATCTTATAATTCTAATATACGTGGTCAATTTGCAGGAGAAAATGATATATATGATGTTGAAGCAGATAGATTTTATTCACCATCTTTTTATCCATCTTGGACATTAAATAGAACATCTTGGGTATGGGAAGCACCAACACCTATGCCAACAGATGGCGGTAGATATAAATGGGTAGAAGACGATCTTAACTGGCAACTAATAGAAGAAGATCCTGCTTAATAATTAAATAAAAAAATAACCCCCAAAGGATATTCTCCAATGGGGGTATTTTTTATCCCTTAAATCAAATGATTAGGAAATTTCTTTAACCATTTGGAATGAGCACCCTTTTTATAGGATGACCAAGCACTCCAGTCTTTTCCACCTTTAGTCATGTGAAATGCAACTTGTGCATTAATGACAGGATTAAGAAGATCTACATTGTGATCTAGGTTAAATTTATCTCGTCTATCAGGACCAAGGTCCTGCAGCATATTAATTTGGTAAACACCATAAGATGAATCTCCAGTGTTAACATTACCGTTGAAGGCAAGCGGCCTTCCATTAGACTCAGCCTTTGCAATAGCCCAGGCAGTCTTTAGGCGTTCCCCCTTGAATCCTACAGCCTTTAACAATTCAACAAGTTGTGAATCAGTAAGTGAAGTAGAATTAGCATATTTTTCAAGTATTACCTCATTACTAGGCTTAGATACCAAAAAAACCCCTGTAGGGGTTAAAGTAGTAGTCAAGGCCTGTTCACTTAGTAAGTTGTTCTTTGTACCGTGTGCAACATTCAGACCGTTGTTTAGCAAGGTAAGAGTGAGCAACGTTATAAGAACCCCCGATAGCATTTTGCTTTCTTTCAAGTTTTCCTCCAAACTATAAATGCTACTTCGCAGTAGCACTATATAAAGTATAGCATGTTTTGGGGCATTTAGGCAAGAATCTGGTAGAATAAAGTATGAAGAATGATACTAATAAATGCCTTATTTATACTAAGAGTGATAATCAGCAAAAATCTTGTAGAACTGCATATGAGTATGATAAGTGCAGGTGCATAAATTGCAAAACCTGGAAGTCTTTAAAGTCTGCAAATTATTATAAAAACAATGATAGTGTAATTAAGGATAATTCAAAAAAATGGTATATATCTAATATTGAAAAAGCAACAATTGCCTCAAAAAAATGGCAAAGCAATAATTTAGATAAAGTTAAAGAATCTAAAAATAAATGGGCACAAAACAATATGGATAAAATTAGAGCAAAGAATCGTAGACGCAGAGCAACTAAACTAAACAATGGTTTTGAAATATATAGCGAATTGGATGTTTTGTCTACTTACGGAACTATTTGCTATCTTTGCAATGAACCAGTTGACTTAAACGCTAGTCGAAAATCTGGTAAACCAGGATGGGAAAATGGTCTACACATAGAGCATGTTGTTGATCTAGCCCTTGGAGGACCAGACACACTAGACAACGTAAGACCAGCACATGGCATATGTAATTTAACCAAAAAGCCTAGACAAATGGTATAATAATAAGACTATGGCTGAAACTCCTGTCTATGACATTCCTTATCCCACGAACTCTTCTCCAGTAGATGTTGCTGGTGATTTACAGGCTCTTGCTGAGCGTATTGAAGTAATTCTTCCTACAATTGGATTACCTTATCATACATTAGAAGTTGTAAATAATAGTGGTGTTTCTATTGCTAAGGGTGATCCTGTATACATATCAGGTTTTGGTACCAGCAAACCAAGAATAACAAAATCACAAGCAAGCACTATTGCAACATTTCCAGTAATTGGATTAGCACAATCTGCAATTGGTAATGGTAGTGATGGAGTTGTTGTTATATCAGGTGTATTTACTGACATTAATACTTCTTCATATTCTGTAGGAGCAAGACTGTATGTTGGTTCAAGTGGTGGGTTAACAACAACTCAACCAATTACAGAAACTACAAATTCTGGTGTTATTGGTATTGTTGCAAAATCAAATAGCACCACTGGCATTATTCTTGTAGGATCTTTTAAAGGCAACGGTACGTGGGGATCAATGAAAGCAGGATTAGCATAATGGCACAATATAGAAATCAAACACCTTATCAAATTGGTTCAGAACCACCACAATCTATCTGGACAATTGTTAGAGGAGACACAGCATCTTTTAAGATGTATGTACAAGATGACACTGGTGAGCCACTAGTAATTGAAGACTGGACAATTACAATGGACTTTGCTAGATCAACTACATCTTCTATTATTTTAACAGTAACTCCAGATGCAGACGAAGACGACGGTCCAGGAGAGTTTACAGTATATCTTGCAAGTGATGAAACAGAACTTTTAGAAACAGATGACGAGTTTGATATTCAGATGGCTAACAGCGGCAATGCAGTTGTTTGGACAGTCTTGCAAGGCAAAGTTTTGATGGTAGAGGATATAACAGGTTAATGGCAAAAGCCACTGTTCTTAATGTTGAGAGCAAAAGGGTGGTTAAGGTTAATCCTACCTGCAAAAATAGAAAGTCTATTGTCCTTTATGAATTACCATTTAAAATAAGAATAACCAATATCAAGGTTCCAGGATACAGTCCTAGCAATGTACCCCCGATTGGCATTGCCATCATCGGATTAAATAACTATATTTTATGATATAATCAATGATATGGCCGTCCTACCAATAAATCAATTAAAAGCAAAGTTTCAAACGGGTGATAGACCTAACGGAGAAGACTTTACTGACCTAATTGATACTACCGCATACAGAGCAGACTCTTTAGGTGGAGATGGAAACAACTCGGTCACAATCAACGGTATTGAATCAGCAACAGTATTTGACACAATAGACACATCTACCTGGAGAACAATCAAGTACATGGTTCAAATGTCCCATGCTGGATCTTCTTCATATAGAAGCGCAGAAATAAACATAGTTTTTGATGGTACCAATCAAAATATTACAGAATTTGCCTCTGTTGCTAATACCAATAGCAATGTAGGAAATATCACTGCTAATTTAAATTCTGGTACAATTAGCATGACAGTTACACCAGCACTAAGCCCGATGACCATACGGTTCTACCGTACAGGTTTGAAGGCCTGACCTAAAGGAGAAATAAATGGCTACAGTCGACAAAGCCTTTCGCATTAAAAATGGCCTCGTAGTTGAAGGCGCATCGGCTACTGTAAATGGATCAACAGTCCTTACAGAAGCCTCTACAGAATTTCTACAAGATACCACAGCAGCCATGTTTGATGGCTCTCAAAGCGGTATCTCATTTTCATATAATGATACATCAGGAAAGATTACTGCAACAGTATCTACAGACCCTGTATTTGCAGATAAGATTACTTTTGAAGGTGCAACACCAGATGATTATGAACTTATTCTTCAGGTAACAGAGCCAACACAAGATGTAACAGTAACCCTTCCAAATGCTACAGATACTTTGGTTGGTAGAGCAACAACAGATACTCTTACAAATAAGTCAATTTCTGGATCAACAAATACACTTTCTAATATTGGCAACGGATCACTTACAAACTCTTCAGTAACTGTTAACGGTACCTCAATTTCACTTGGTGGATCTCAAACCGTTACTGCTAATACAACAAATGGATTAACAATTGGAACTGGTCTTTCTGGAACATCTTTTAATGGTTCTGCAGCGGTAACAGTAGCAATTGATTCAACTGTAGCAACAACATCTGGAACACAGACACTTACAAACAAGTCTGTTTCTCTTGCTTCAAACACTCTTACTGGTACGCTTGCAGAGTTTAATACCGCACTTGCAGATGCTGATTTCGCAACAATTGCTGGAACAGAAACTCTTACAAATAAGACACTTACTTCTCCAGTTGTTACAGGACTTACACTTAATGATTCAAGTATTGTCTTCGAAGGTTCATCAGCAGATGATCATGAGACAACACTTACAGTCACCAATCCTACAGCAGACCGTACAATCACTCTTCCAAACGTTAGCGGTACAGTAGTAACAACAGGTGATACTGGTTCTGTTACAAATGCAATGCTTGCAGGATCAATTGCAAATGAAAAACTTACAAACTCTTCTATCACAATTAACGGAAGCGCAATTTCTCTTGGTGGATCAGTAAGCATTACTTCTGGAGTATCAAGTGTTTCTGGAACAACAAGCCAAATTGCAGTAAGTGCAACAACTGGAGATATCACACTATCTTTGCCAAACGCAGTAGTATTCCCAGGATCAGTTACTCTTAATGCCGCTCCAACAGAAGATCTTCAAGCAGCAACAAAGGCATACGTAGACTCTGTTGCACAGGGACTAGATATTAAGGCCTCTGTAAAGGCTGCTACAACCGAAAACGGAGCACTTGCTACTGCATTTGACGACGGAAGCGTAATTGACGGTGTAACACTTGCAACAGGAGATAGAATTCTTATTAAGAACCAAACAGATGCAACAGCAAACGGTATTTACGTAGTTGCAGCATCTGGAGCACCTACTCGTTCAACAGACATGAATGCACCCGCAGAATTTCCAGGAGCATTTACATTTGTTGAGCAAGGAACTACAAATGCAGATACTGGATACGTATGTACTAACAACTCAGTAGTTGTTGGAACAACTGAAATTACTTTTGCACAGTTCTCTGGTGCAGGATCATATGTTGCAGGTAACGGATTAACACTAACTGGTAACTCATTTAGCATTAATACAACAATTACTGCAGACCTATCAACAGCACAGACATTTACAAACAAAACATTAACAAGCCCAACAATTACAACACCAACCGTAACTGGACTTACATTAAATGACTCAAGTATTGTGTTTGAGGGTTCATCAGCAGATGATCATGAAACAACTCTTACAGTAACAAATCCAACTGCAGACAGAACAATTACATTTAAGGATGATTCTGGAACAGTAGCATTTACAGCAGACATCACATCTGCAATTGATACATTTGGTGGTGCTGTAACTGGCGGTACAGGAATTAGCGCATCATATGCATCAACATCAGATATTCTTACAATTACTAACGTAGGTGTAACAAGCCTTGCTGGAACAGCAGACCAGATCACAGCATCTGCATCTACTGGATCAGTAACACTATCTCTACCACAGTCAATCGCAACAACATCTAGTCCAACATTTGCAGCACTGTCTATCGGTTCTGGTTCATTAACAGCAGGTTCAGTAACACTGACAGATGCTCTTATTGGAACAGCAACAACAAGCGTAAGCACAACAAGTGCAACAGTAGTTGATACATGGTCAGCAACAACATACAGCACAGCAAAGTATATTGTTCAAATGAAGAACGGTAATGACATTGAAGTTCTAGAAGTATTAGTAACTGTAGATGCAAACAATAACGTTTACTTGACAGAGTACGCAGATGTAATCAGCAATGCTCAAATTGGAACAACAGATGCTGACTTCTCAGGTGGTAACGTCCGCCTGTTAGTAACATCTACAAACGGTACTACAGTAAAGGTTCACAAGACGCTTATTGAAGCGTAATGTGGACTGAAGGGACAGTGAACTTCAGTGACGACTAATAATAAAGACTTTGTTGTAAGACAAGGACTTAAGGTTGCCACTGGAGTTACATTCCCTGATAACTCTGTACAGACTACAGCGTTTACTGGAAGTGCAATTACTGTTGGCAGTACATTTCCAGTTAGCCCATCAAATGGTGCAATGCATTTAGATACAAATACAAATAGAATTTATTACTATTATTCTAGTACTTGGTATGCAATGGCTAATTATGATGATACCGCTTCAGTTACAGATCACAATCACAATGCAGATGGTTTTGTTGAAGATGTTTATACATATCAGGGTAATGGTCCAGTAGGTCCATGGCTTGGAACATCCCTAGATGGTGGCTCACCAGCCACAACATCATTTACAATGGTTATAAGCGGCGGTGGAGCAGCATGACAAGTTCTGCTATAATTAAACATAATACGGAGGTTTGCTGTGTCAGTTAGAATTCAAATGCGTAGGGGTACAACCTCTGAATGGAACTCAGCCGACCCAATTCTTAATGAAGGAGAAATTGGGTATAACTCAACACTTACTTCTTTTAAAATTGGAGATGGAGAATCTCTTTGGTCTGAACTAGACTATTATCAAGCAGCAGCAGATATTACTCCAAATGAAATTGGTGCAATTGCTTCTACAGAAAAGAATGCAGTAGATGGCGTAGCAATCCTTGATGGAAGCAAAAATGTTGTTACTGCGCTTTCGGTTGTTTTTGAAGGCGCTACTGCAGATGCGTATGAAACATTTCTTACTGTAACAGAGCCAGCATCAGACATAACAATAAATCTTCCAAGTACAGCAGACACCCTAGTTGGTCGTGCAACAACAGACACCCTTACAAATAAGTCAATCTCTGGGGCAACTAATACCCTTTCTAATATTGGAAATGGTTCCCTTACAAACTCTGCTATTACAATCAACGGATCAAGCGTTTCTCTTGGTGGTTCAATCAGTATTGGTGATATTACAGGTGTTACAGCAGGTACAGGATTAAGCGGTGGAGGATCAAGCGGAGATGTAACTTTATCTATAGATACATCTATTACAGCAGATCTTACAACTGCTCAGACATTAACTAACAAGACACTAACAAGTCCATCTGTTGGAACATCTCTTACTACAGCAAGCACATCTTTTAATCTTTTGAATACAACCGCAACAACAGTTAACTTTGCTGGAGCAGCATCTACTATTTCAATTGGTTCGGTAACAAGCACTACAACAATAAATGACAGCCTTATTGTTACTGGAAATTTAACCGTAAATGGAACTACTACAACGATTGATACACAAACATTACAGGTAGAAGACAAAAATATTGTTCTTGGATATGGTTCTACATCAGATGTTGCTGTAGATGGCGGCGGTATAACATTAACTGGTGCAACAAATAAAACATTTAACTGGATAGACGCAACAGATGCTTGGACATCTTCTGAACACATGGATCTTGCAGCAGGCAAGTCTTATAAAATTAACAATACAGCAATATCAGCAGCCTTACCAGCCCTTACATGGGGAGAAGTTAAAAATGGTAAGTCTGGACTTGTAATTAGTTAATTACTTTCTAAAACCAAAAGTACTAAACCTTTACTTTATACTTAATGTTTTAAATTAAGCGTAAAAAAATAATATAATGATGTGATATACTTAGACTACTTTACAATATGTAAAGTTCTATTATTATTTTTAGTGAGAGGTTTACAAATTCAATGTCAGATATCTTTTCTTTTCGTTTGTTAGATGATTTTATTGCAAAATACAAGGAGGTTGAGCCTCCTTTTGGCTTTACAGACGCAGGCAATAACTCTTTAGGAGAAATCACTTTCATTCGCACCTATTCTAGAATCAAGGAAGACGGAACAAAGGAAAGATGGCATGAGGTTTGTAAGCGTGTAATTGAGGGTATGTACTCAGTTCAAAAGAACCATGCTAAGGAAAACAGACTTCCTTGGAATGATAACAAGGCTCAGAAGTCTGCACAAGAAGCCTATGAGCGTATGTTCAATCTTAAGTGGACTCCACCAGGTCGTGGCATGTGGACATTTGGTACACACATGACTATGGAAAAGAAGAACTCTGCAGCATTGCAAAATTGTGCAATGGTTTCTACTCGTGATATTGATCGTAATGATCCTGGTGCATTATTTGCATGGGTTATGGATGCATTAATGCTGGGTATTGGAGTTGGATTTGATACCGTTGGTGCTGAAAAAGAATATCCAATTTATGCACCAACAGAGCCAGCCTCTACTTATCAAATTCCAGACACCCGTGAAGGATGGGTTGAATCTGTTAGATTCTTGCTTAATTCCTTTCTACGCCCAAATCAGAGTATTCAGGAGTTTGACTACTCCTTGATCCGTCCTCTAGGTGCCCCTATTAAGGGCTTTGGAGGGGTTGCAAGCGGTCCACAGCCATTGATTGACCTCCATACACGTATTCGTAAAGTTATTGGCGGTAGAGCAGGAGAGAAGTTAGATTCTCGTGCAATTACAGACATTGTAAACCTTATTGGTACATGTGTTGTTTCTGGAAATGTACGTCGTTCTGCTACCCTTGCTTTGGGTGCACCAGGAGACCAAGATTTTATTAATCTAAAAAACTCAGAGGCATTTCCTGAGCGCAACTCATTTGATCCAGAAAATCCAGGTTGGGCATGGATGTCTAATAATTCTATTTCTGCAAACGTAGGAATGGATTATGAAAAATATATAGATTTAATTGTTGACAATGGAGAGCCAGGTTTTATTTGGCTTGATGTTGCCAGGAATTATGGTCGACTAAAAGATCCAGCAGACGGAAAAGACTTCCGTGTAATGGGCTTCAATCCTTGTGCGGAGCAGCCATTGGAATCATACGAACTTTGTACACTTGTAGAAGTGCACTTGAATCGTCATGAAACTAAGGAAGACTTCCTCAAGACATTGAAGTTTGCATATCTTTATGGAAAGACTGTTACCTTGCTTCCAACACATTGGCAACAGACAAACGGTATCATGCAACGTAATCGTCGTATTGGAACATCTCTAACAGGAATTGCATCTTTTGCAGATGAAAGAGGACTTCCAACAACTCGTGAGTGGATGGATGAAGGATATGAAAAGATTCGTCACTATGACCATCAGTATTCAGAGTGGCTATGTGTGCGTGAATCAATTCGTGTAACAACAGTAAAGCCATCAGGCTCCGTGTCAATTCTTTCTGGTGCAACACCTGGAGTTCACTGGGGACCAGGAGGAGAATACTTCCTACGTGCTATTCGTTTTGGTGAAACAGATCCTATGCTTCATTTATTTAAAGCAGCGGGGTATAAGATTGAAAAAGACCTTGTATCAGCAAATACTCAAGTAGTATATTTCCCAGTACATTCAGGACACCCACGTTCTGAGAAAGATGTAACATTATTTGAAAAGATTGCTCTTGCTGCAACTGCTCAAAAGTATTGGTCAGATAATGGTGTTTCTGTTACCCTTTCATTTGATAAAGAAACAGAGGCAAAGCATGTTGCTCCAGCACTTCATATGTATGAGGGCCAACTCAAGGCGGTATCATTTTTACCAATGGGAAATCATACCTATCCTCAACAACCATATACTCAGATTACAAGAAAAGAATATGAAGCATATCTTGGTCAAATTAAGAAGATTAATTGGGATGCAATTTATGATGGAGTTGACAATCTTGAGGCTATGGGCGAGGCCTATTGCACAACAGATGTATGCGAAATAAAACTGTAAAATGCTATAATAAAGGCTAAGGAGTAACATGTCTCAGCCGTCCAATTTATATGCAGAAAAGGTTTATTCAGAGCACCCAACTATCTTGTGGGCATTGGATGACCAGGCTGACTATATTTCTTTAATTACAGAAAATCAAAGAGATATAAGAAATGGCTGGACCATAACTAATGCATCCGTAACCTCTGGTTCTGGAGTAACTGGAGAACCTTTTCCAGATAGTTATACAACACTTGTTGAGGGTGATGTTCCAAGTGGCGCAACAGACACAGTTACACTAATAAGTCCAGACTTAGTTAATTTCCAAGATTTAAATAGTACCCTTGGATCTTTTTCTATTGGGTCATACTTTTATTCAAATAGTGCATACCTACAATCTGTAGAAATAGGATTTAGATATATAGATACAACTACTTCTTTGCCAATAGAAGAATTAGATTTTTTTACAACTTCCGTTTTTCAGTCATGGAGTTTTGTATCTGGAACATTTGATATAGTAGACGAGAACACTGACTTTCAGGTTGTTATAAAATTAAACTATGCAAGTGGTGGCAGTGCTGGAGACTACGATTTCTACATTAATGGAATTACAGCAGGTCAATGGTCTGAAGAATTTAGTACAACTTCTTTAGGTGTTACACCAGTATCTTTTCCAACAAACATTGCACTTTCTGCAACCCAAGCAGTACAGGCAGATCCATATGGTCTTGCTGGAGAAGTTGGATACTATCTTGTAGATAACAATGCTTTGATTGCAAGAAACAGCGGAGTGCCAATGGTATTTGGTGCAAGCAATATTACAAGAATGACTCCTAACTCTAATAACAAACCTTCTTTGATTGTTCCAGGAAAAGGTTTCTTAAATAAGAGTGGCCAGTATAAAGAATATACGGTTGAGTTCTGGACAAGAATTAACTCTAATGCATATGAGCCTAAAAAAATATTTGGTCCAATTTCATCTAATGACGGACTATACGTTGAGTCTGGATTTTTAACACTTGTAATAGGCACCGAGTTTTCTTCTCACTTCGTTGGTGAGTGGTTTAGACCAATGCTTATTCATGTTAGAGTAATTAGAAATAATGCAACGGTATTGTTAAATGGAGAAGAGATTATTAATCTTCCTATTAATACAGATACGCTAGATCTTCCAGAAATTCTAGATGAGTTTGGTGATAGCCAAGACTGGCTAGGTTTTTATGCTTACACAGATGTTACTCCAGTTGAAGTAGACTGTGTTGCAATTTATCCATATTCCGTTGCAATTAATATTGCAAAGCGTAGATGGGTATATGGACAGGGTGTGCTTTCTCCAGAAGGTATTAACTCAGCATATGGTGGAACAGCAGCATTTATAGATTATCCTTTTGCTGACTATACCGCAAACTATAACTATCCAGATTTTGCTCAATGGGAGCAGGGAGCATTTGATAATCTTACAACAACATCAAACTCTTTAACTACCCCACAATATTCTCTTCCAGAAATAAGCCTTGACTCAAAAACCCTTACACAACTGTATGCAGATAACAAAGAAATACAAGATCCTTTAGACTATAACTTTATAACATTTAGACCAAATAATTCCTGGAACTCAGATAGATGCTACTTCAACTTCCCCAATTTTAATATATTAAATGACTCCATACATACAATCTATGGTGTATTTTCATCAGAAGATCTTTTATCAGAGGAAACACTTTTTAAGATTTATAATCCAAGTACTGGAAATTATTTTAGTATTAGAAAAGATTTAGATGAAATCCACTATTATCTTTACTTCAATGGCACAGAAGAAGAAATCTTTACAAGCGACATAATTGAGTCTGGATATAAATTTGCAGCAGGTATTGAAATTGAAACGCTTGTTACCACTTTTGGTGGAAATGTTGCCACATTCTTTGGAAATCAAAATGGATTAAAAATGTATGTTGGTGGTGAAGAAGATGCATCTTTACAATTTACTGGAAAAATATACTCAGCAGGACTTGCAACAAA